TAATGGTGCTGGATGGTCAGGGCATAATGCTATACAAGCTATAGCATACCAATATCCAATCTACGGAGCGCAAGGAAGTAATGGTGTTGAAGAAACAAGCCCATTAAATGCAGGAGCAGGTGTCTTTGGTAAAGGCGGTGTTGGTGTAATAGGTCGTGGAGTACGGCCTACAAATGATTCAGGCTCAATTGGGGTAATGGCTACATCTCTATATGTCAACCCAACACTAGACACAACACTATACAACAGATCAGCTTCCCTGCATGTTAGAGGATTAGGCACTTCAGCAACTGGCTCAACTCTTCTTATTCAAAATTCAAACGGTTCTGCATCATTAATTGCAACAGATAATGGAATTGTCTATGCTCCCGGACCTACTTACACAGCTACCAACACAGTATTTGGAAACCAAGCAACTCTTTTAAGTACAACTGGATCTTTTGTAACAGCTATTGGCTACCAAGCTTTATATAACACCACTGGGTTAGGTAACACAGCTGTTGGTTATCAAGCAGGAGACGGAAATACAACAGGAACAGAAAACACATACATTGGATATATTGCTGATGGTTTTTCTAATAACATAGGTGCTACTGGTATAGGAACTCGAGTAAGTGCAGGGGGATTCTATAGTGTAGCTATTGGGTATGCAGCCACTACTGATGGTGGTATTTCTATAGGAAGACAATCCAGATCATCGTCTGGAACTATAACGATAGGATCATTAGCAGGATATGGAAGTGGTAACACTAATAGTGTTTTTATTGGAAACTCAACTGGATATAATACAAACAGCAAAACAGGTAACGTATTCATAGGTGATCAAGCCGGATATAATGAAAATACCTCAAATAAGTTATTTATAGCAAACTCCAACACGACAACACCTCTAATAGGAGGTGATTTTGCTAACGCTAGATTGGGTATCAACATTAACCCAGGATCAACTACAGCTACATTGCAAGTTAGAGGATCAGGTACAACAAGCGCAACTACTGCTTTGAGAATTGAAAACTCAAATGGATCTGCATCATTAGCAGTATTAGATAATGGTAATGTTGGTATTGGAGGTGAGGCAATAGCTTCATCATACAAGTTGAGAGTATATGGTACTATATGGGCTGATGCTTTTGCACAATTGTCACAACTTGCTGGGTATGCTGGAGTTGGGATAATACAGTATTATGATGCTGGTTCAACTTTTAGAATGAGGGTTTATGGTACACATGGATCAGAAGCGGTTAAAGGTATATTATCAATCGATAGACAAGATTTAAGTTATACTACATTAGCTAACTCAATAACCCACACTGCCTCGTTTTATCAAGACCATCCAAGTTTTGTAATACGATCCAATAATACATCTGCAAACTCCTTCTTCCTACAAAACTATATGTACGCTAGTGGGGCTTTATTCGTAACAAGCCAACCAGCAGGAGGAGACACGAGCTTTAGATTTAAACCTAGTGCATCAATAGCTTCGTCACCTGATGTATTTGTGATCAATACAAGTGGAGTACAGGTGACAGGATCGTTAAGTGTTACTAGCGCTAGTACTTTTGCAAACGGAATTTCAGTATCAGGTTCCACAACAATAGGCGATGCCCTAATAATCAACATCCCAGAAACAGATGGGCCAATTGACGACACAAGACCAGCTGGTTACTACAAAGCAACAGTAAATGGAGCTGTAGTGTATTTACCATACTATTTATAATAAACTGATATTTATAACAAACAAATAAACACAACATGGCAGTTAAAGTAACCGGATTTTTCCAAAACCCACAAACAGGATTGATTTACGACTCTCCACTTTTAACATTAGTACCACACCTTCAGTATGCTGGAGCAATCGCAATGGATGTATACATTGGAGGAAATGGTGCAGTAGGATATCAAAGCATCGATAAAGCTACTCTAACGTACGATGTTGCAATTACAGATCCTTATAGCCAATTGATTGATGCTTTGGATACTTACGTAATTGACAATCTTAAAGATGCAAATGCAATTAACAGTGCAGCAACATTTGAGAAGTACGTTCCACCAGTACCAGTAGTAGAAGAGCCAGTACAAGAAATAACTCCAGAAGAACCAACTCCAGAAGAGCCGGTAGTATAATAGTAACTTGCCCTATTTATTAGTATGGGAATAAGTTACCAAGGTAGAGATGTACAAAAGCAGTCTGAGGTAGGACTGAGGCTAGAAGACCTTGTATCATACGACTACTCAGCGTATGACTCAGGATCAGGAGAGGGAGCAGTCGAAGTTGTCGATAGATGGCTTGTTGCTGATGATTTTCAATACTCATCGTCGATCGAGTTTGACAAAGAAAGCCTTGAAAGCTACTCAGCATCCTACTTCTTACCAACGGTAATCAACATTAGCGGAGCTTTTTACGGTATATTCAGTGGAAGTGGTGCTTCTGTTAGTGGTCCTTTAACAGTAATTGGAACCTCAAGTTTCTACGGTCCAGTAAATGTATCAGGAGCATTACGTCTCGATCCAACAGAAGATCCAGGTAACATAGAACCAAGCTCGTCTTTTTTATTCCAAAGTGCATCAAATACAAACTTAGCAACTGATTTGTACATAAGACAAGGTAGTCAGTTTATTAAGTTCAATTGGATAGCAGACACACTCTTTACAAGCCTACTATATGGTGGAGTAGTAACTTACTCAGGAAGTACGGTTTATATTTCATCTGGTTCTGGTATTGTTGTTGATCATAATGCTAATACGGTTAATGAATCCGCTGCCACAATAAAGTATGTTACATGGCCAAATACATCATTTACACCAACTTACATCAACGTACGACAAGTTACTTACTTAGCGTTCGACTCTAGCAGCAATCTAATACAGGATTATGAGCCATTTAACAGCGATGACTACGTAGATAAGATTATTTTAGGTGCAATAGGGCATTTTGATTTAACAAATGTAACAGCATTCCAAGGTTCGGCACTTACAGCGTATGCACAACAAACTCAAACTAATACTTTTATAGACTCATTTGGTCCACTAAAGTTAACAGGGTATGGAATAACTGCACAACCGTCGAGCTTTAAGTTATCAGTTGCAGCAGGGACATCTTTTATCCATGGAGGATTTTATGATTATGATCCTACCCGCCCTTCAAACATATCAACAGTTGCACAGGCAACAGCTAGCATAGCATACGTCTATAGAAACGGCAGTGGCGGAATATTTTTTGACACAAATGGTGGAGCGTTTTACCCAAACGTAACTTGTAGTTTGTACGACGATGGTACGGGAACACCTGCATCTGTATCAAACAATAACTGGACGATTCAAAGAGTAACATGCGATCCAAGAACGGGCAAGCTGTATATATACTACGGTCAAAACATATATGCTACTTTAGACGACGCGCTGACTAACTTACCTACAGATTCGTTCACAGAAGGAGATACAAAAGATTTTACCACCTTCTTAGGTTATTTAGTTGTAAAGAGCAATACGTCAGACTTATCAAACACAACCGATAATTCAATACTTACTAGTGGTTTATTTAGAGGAATTGGTGGAGGAGGTGGCGGAACTGGAGGTGGTGGTGCAGGAACACCTGGTGGATCCAATACCGAGATACAATATAATAACGGCGGTACGTTTGGAGGTAGTCCAAACTTCACTTTTGATGGAGTTAGTCACGTAAGAGTGACTGGAAGCCTAACAGTATCAGGTTCAAGTACATTCACAAACATAGGACCAGCTGCGTTTAATGGTAATACATCAATGACAGGTTCGTTGTTTGTATCAAGTTCAAATGCTACCCAATTACAAGTAGGTAGTAATTTATTATTTGTTAGTAGTAGTGGTCAAGTAGGTATTAGGAATACTGTTCCTAATAGTGATTTAGAAATTTACGGTGTAGGAAGTAATAATGGTACTTTACGATTAACACGCGGAAATAATAATGCTAATTATGTAGCATTATCAGGTGGTACTAGTGGAGCTATATATAATATTAACACATCTGGTGTTCAAGATCATATATTCCAAACTGGTGGCACTGAAAGAATGCGTATTAGTGGAAGCGGTAATGTTGGTATTGGTACCAGCACCCCAGCAACTGCTTTAGAAGTAAATGGTGTTATACGAACTCCTCAAATGTCTATAGGAGGTCTTGATTCTGGAAGAAATCAATTCCTAACATACACTTCTGGCCCAGTTTACAGAATGTTCTCAACTTTAGGACAATACGCTTCATTAGGAATTGGATCACTCTCAGTTGGATCAACATATGGTGGTATATCCGGGTCTGCAAATACAGTTTTTATAGAAGGAAATACTTCAATTGGTACCACAACGCAATCAGCTCGTTTACAAGTAAGAGGCTCAGGCGCTACAAGTGCTACAACAGCACTTCGAGTAGAAAACACTAACGCAAGTGCAAGTTTAGTAGTATTAGACGATGGTAGTGTAGGTGTAGGCACATCTACAATAACAGCTAAATTAGATGTTAGAATAAACCAAGCTAATGCCAGTACAGTACCATATTTAAACTTACTAAATGACGCAGCGGGGTATGTTGGATATACTTTTAAGAAAGTAGGATCTAATGATTTAGGTTTGTATGGTAACTATACAACACCACCTGCAATGCTATGGAAGTATGTATCTACTAATGAAGGTTACGTAGGTATTAACACAGCTTCTCCAGTTGCATCACTTCATGTTTCCGGCTCATCAGGATCAGTTTTATTAAAAATAGATTCACCTGCATCATCAAGCATACTGTATATTAGTGGTAGTGGTAATGTTGGTGTTGGAACATCTACACCTACTCAAAAATTTACTATTACAGCTGGATCTGTTTTATTAGATAACACATATGCTTTAAAAATAAAAAATTCCACTGGAACTGAATTAGATATGATTACCTTAAATGGAGGTAATAGTTTGTATCTAGGTTCAGGACAAAGAGAAGTCTTCATTAGAGCAGGTAATAATAACATACTATATGTCACTAGCTCGGCTGTTGGTATAAACACTTCTACTCCATCAGCAACATTGGACGTAAATGGCACTGCTAGATATGTTTCTCAATCGTATTATGGAACATTCTCTGAAAGTCCAACAATTTACCCAAGCGATACATCAATAAATTATGCTGCCTCTGCTGCAAGTTTAGCTTTTTATTTAAGAAATGGAGCTGGAGGTAGTGGGAGATTTATATTTTCAAGCGCAGATAAAGCTGGAACCACAACTTCAACTCAATATCTAACTCAATATACAGCAACGTACAATCCAACAAGTGGAACAGGATTGTATACTATGATAGAATTAAATCCAACAATCAACCAATCGGGTGGAGCTAATGGTATTACAAGAGGTTTACACGTTAATCCTACACTACCATCAGCCCTTGATTTTAGAGCGATTGAAAATGTTAGAGGCAATAATCTACTTAACAGCACCTCAGGCAATACTTACATTGGCTTATCTACAAATGCTGGAACAGCTCGTTTACAAGTACGTGGATCAGGTGCGACATCTTCAACAACAGCACTTCGAGTAGAAAACTCAAGTACAACACCATCTTTAGTGGTATTAGATAATGGGTATGTAGGAATAGGAACTGGGTCCGCCGCTTATAAGCTAGATGTACTTGACAATGCTGGAACATACGTAGCCCAGTTTAGAGGATCTAACTCATCGTATATAGTTTCTGGGGATACGTCTTTAACGGGTGAAAGTGGATTAAACGCTAGAAATAGCAGTGGGCAAATGTTTCTAGCTATATCAGCTAGTATTATTACTTTAAGCGGCGCAGGAGGAGCCAACACAGTAGCTATCAGACCAGGTGGTGCTGAAAGAATGCGTGTTAATAGTAGTGGTAATGTTCTTATAGGTACAACAACAGACTCAGGATTTAGGCTAGATGTAAGTGGATCAGGCCGATTTACCAACAACCTATCAATAACTGGCTCACTGATAGCATCGGGAACATATGGTGGTATTAATACCATTACTAACAAACCAAATTTATTTGATATAAATGGAATTGTAAGAGTGCAGTGGACCAATGGATACTTAAACAATACTGCAGGCGATACGACGTTAGATTGGGAACTTAAACAACTTAATGACGCTGCTACTACTGGGGTGTTAGACTGGGAAAATAAAATACTTTATGACTCAGCAGGTGCTAGTAGCATGGATTGGACAAATAGAACATTATCAGAAACTACCAACACATGGGTTGCTTTGGAATACTCTGATGACACATACCTAAATAGCCAACTTTACTACCGCAACACAATTCCTGCTCAGGTTCAAAGATCAATAGCAAACACACCAACATCAAAATATGGTGGTCAAGTAATTCAAGCAACTGTAGATGCTGGAGTAGTAGATTTTCAATTAGTGTTCCTGGATACAGATGGTACTTGGAAAAGCACTAAAGCTACAGTCGCAAATGGTGCATCTAAGATGTTAGGAATATGCGTTGACCAAGCAGGTGGTTATATATTAATAGAAGGTGATGTAGGAGTAAGTGACGACGCTAGCCAAGGTGCTTATGTAGTAGGAGCAGACCACGGCCTGCCAGTGTATGTATCGAGTACTACTGGAGTTATGGACGTAACTGCTCCATCAGGTACGGGTGAATTGGTAAGAATAGTGGGTCATATTTATTACCAAAGTAGCTCAGATCCAAATTGGTGGACAATGAAATTTAGACCAAGTAACGATTGGTATGTTTTATAAAGAATAATTTATGGCTAATATATCACAAATAAATGGTAATTTAATAAATGCTGCCACCGCTTCATTAGCAGTTACAGCGTCATACGCCTTATCAGGAGCAGGTGGGGCTAACTTACTACCATACAACGGTAATGCTATAATAACCGGTTCCTTGTCAGTAGCCACTGCAAGCTTAGGACCGAGTGAAAATACAATAACCTTAGGAGCTCGTGATAGTGTAAATGAGGGAGGTCAACTTGGATTAAATGCTCCTGGAGGGACCTATACGTCCGCTTCGTTTATCGATCTTTATCAAAACAGAATTAGAATACTCAAAGGTACAAACGCTGGGAGTACTGCCGAAGTTGCTAACTGGAGTATGCATAGCCTGCAAATGTCATTACCAGCATATAATAGCCCATCGGCATTTACCGGCACCCCAGTAGCTGGTTTGGGAGTAGATAGCGGTGGTAATATAGTTACAAGTACTAGAACAGGAAGATATGGTACTGCAATATCCGGCTCTACAATCGGTACTGGCGTAACTGCTCAAACTATAGTTTATTCTCAACTTATACCTGCTAACACTTTAGTAGCAGGTGATGTAGTTAGAACATACTTTAGATTTAGAAAACTATTAACAAGCGCTAACGCTACACTTAATATAGTGGTTAATACTTCAAGTGCAGTTGCGGGTTCTACCACATTAGCTACATTAACAGGTAACGCAGTGCATATGCAAATGAAAAGAGATTTTTATATTGCTCAAGGCAATGCTACTACTCATTTAGGATCCGGAGTAAGTGCTAACACTGATGAAGTCACTAACACTCAAGGACTAACTGTTATAAACTGGGCTGTCGATCAGTACCTTATATGGACAGTAACATTAGCCACCGCCGACTCAGGATATGGATTAGGATATATAATAGAACAAGTATTATGATTTTAGATGTACAAACAATCCCAAATGGATTTATTTTAAGAGGTGAAGAGTTGCTCTTCGACACAGACCAACTCCCCAACTCTTATGAAATAACCTCACCAGTTAATTTTCTAGTTGACACTACGAATGGGCTAATTGTGTTCGACATTACAGCCATGTCCTGTAATGAGGTGCAATACAGTACACCAGAAAATTTTATTCAAGCTTTGGGTCTAACTTTAGTATAAATGCGTATATTTATATAAAACAAAACAGTTATTATTATGTCAGAATCAATCAAGTTTTCAGAAGAAGAGATCACAGAGATCAAACAAGTTCAAACCAACTATCAAAAGCTAGGATTAGACTTAGTTCAAATTAAGCTAGCAGTTCTTAGCGCAAAGAATCAATTAGAAGCCTTCGAATCAGAAGAGAAGATGCTTACAGAGCGTATTCTTGAGTTAAATGAGTCAGAAAGAGCTATTGCTAAGAAGTTAGAAGAAAAGTATGGAAAGGGTGAAATCGATCTAGAGAGTGGAGTATTTACTCCCATTTCCTAAGAGGATTCTATAAGGTTTCGGGTTACGTTATACTATTTATATGTAAACTAATCAACTAATATAACGATGGCCGAAAAAATAGTTAGCCCAGGAGTCTTTACAAACGAAAAAGACTTATCATTCTTACCAGCCGGTATTGCTGCCATAGGTGCAGCTATCGTTGGTCCAACCTTAAAAGGTCCTGCTTTCGTACCGACAGTAGTATCAAACTTCAACGACTTTATCACCATGTTTGGTGGATTGAGTGAAACTACTTACGTTCCGTATGCAGTAAAAAGCTACTTGAAAAATGCAAGCACTGTAACAGTGATTCGTATCTTACAAGAAGGTGGGTACAACGTAAACAACACATTTAGCTTAATCCACTCATCATCAGTAGGATTTAGAGTAGTTGGTCTTGCTATACCAAGTGCTAAGATGCAATTAAGCAACGGACTGAACCTATCAGGATCAGTTATGACATCATCAATTGGTACTGCTGGCTCTGGTAGCGCATCAGGATCCTTCTTGATGTCTTTTGCTGGAGGTGGAATGACATCCTTTACAGTATCTGCATCGGCAGTACCATCAAGCAACATAAGCTTCGATAAGGTGTTAGGAACTAATGTAAATTCAAACCAAAACGCATACGCATACCTATGGTTCTCTGATTTTATGTCTTCAGCTGCAGCAACTGCATCAGGAGCATTAGTATCATCATCTGTAGGTAATTCACTTAACTTATCTGGATCATCATTTGGAGGCTATCGTCCTGCAAGAACACCTTACGTAACCTCTCAGTTAATAGCTGGCCAAAGCCCTAAAGCTCTTTTCCGTGCAGTTACCCTAGCGGATGGTACAGACACAAATACACAAGTTAAGATTAGTGTAATTAACCAAACACTACCATCAACAACAGCAGCTGGTAATGTATACGGAACCTTTACTTTGTTAGTTCGTGATTTCGCTGACACAGATCAACGTCCTTTGGTATTAGAATCTTACAACAACCTAGACTTGGATCCAAACTCAGCAAACTTTATTGCTCGCAGAATTGGAGATAGATACAACCAAGTAAATGCTATAGACAATAGTATTAAGGTATTGGGTGACTATCCAAACGTAAGTAAATACATACGCATTGAGGTAGACAACGATGTAAAGAACGGAGGTACATCATACGCTTTATTCCCAAAAGGATTTCAAGCAGTACTAGAGCCATTTGCAGGCCCATACAGCCTTCCTTCAGCATCTTTTGTAACGCAAAACATTGTAATAAATGGAGCTTATAACACAAAAGCTTACTACGGATGGGATTTTAACTCAAACGATAACGAAAACTACCTAAAAGCTTTACCAAGTGGAGCAGCTGCTGGATTGAACGTAAACTTCAACTTAGATAACTGCTTCTTCCACCCAAGTGCATCAGCAATAGATTCAACTACAACTGGATTTACAGCAGGAGCTTCTGTATCAGGATCAAATCTAAAAGGATTAGATATCTCAAATCAATTGAAGTTTAGCGTACCATTCCAAGATGGATTTAACGGAGATGACCCAGCAGTACCAAAATACGTTGGATCAAGCATCACGGCAGCAAACGTACAAGGTCTTAACTGTACAAACGCAAATTCATTAGGTAGCCAAGCTTATATCAAGGCTTTGAATATTATTCAAAACGCTGAGCAGTACGACATGAACCTTCTTGTAACACCAGGTATCACAATAGCAAACCACTCAAGTGTAGTTGCTAAGGCGATCGATGTTGCAGAAACAAGAGGAGATACTTTCTATATTGCTGACCCAGTAATCCAAAACCAATCACTTGCAACTGCAGTATCTGCTGTAGCAAGCTCAGGAATCGATAGTTCATACGCTGGTGTTTACTGGCCATGGGTTAAGATTATGGATACTGACAAGAACAAGCCAGTATGGGTACCACCAAGTGTTGTTCTTCCAAACATCTACGCTTATAACGATAACGTAGCATTTGAATGGTTCGCACCAGCAGGATTGAATCGTGGAGGTATCACTGAAGCAGTAGACGTAGAGACTAAGTTAACTTTCTCACAACGTGACGCCCTTTACGAAGCTAAGATTAACCCAATCGCAACATTCCCAGGTCAAGGTATCTGTGTATGGGGTCAAAAGACACTACAAGTTAGAGCATCTGCTTTAGATCGTATCAACGTACGTCGCTTGTTGATCGCTTTGAAGAAATTCATCGCAAGCTCTACTCGCTACTTAGTATTCGAGAACAATACGACTGAGACTCGTCAAAGATTCTTAAACATTGTTAACCCATACTTAGAGAGAGTAAAAGCACGTCAAGGACTATATGCTTTCCGTGTAGTAATGGATGAAACCAACAACACACCGGATGTAATTGATAGAAACCAAATGTATGGTCAAATCTTTATCCAACCAGCTAAGACTGCAGAATTTATTGTATTAGATTTCAACATCTTACCTACTGGAGCATCATTCGAAAACGCATAATCGAGATATTTATAACAAATAAAGCAAAATGGCAAACTTAATAGAAAACGATAAAATATTCTACACACCTTACGAACCTAAGGTGCAGAATCGATTCATATTACAAGTTGATGGTATACCTTCTTTCATTATGAAGAAGGTATCCCGTCCACAAATCGAATGCGGTGAGGTAGTATTAGACCACATTAACATTATCCGTAAAGTAAAAGGAAAGTGTAAGTGGGGAGATATTACAATGACGTTATACGATCCAATCGTACCATCAGGTGCTCAGGCTGTAATGGAATGGGTACGTACTCAACACGAATCAGTAACTGGTCGTGATGGATATGCAGACTTCTACAAAAAAGACTTTGATATCTTTGTATTAGGTCCAGTAGGTGACAAGATTGAGAACTGGAAAGTGAAAGGTGCTTACATCAAGACCGCACAATTCGGTGACTTAGACTGGTCAACTGAGACTCAAGTTGAGATTCAATTGACTCTAGCAGTAGACTATTGCGTATTGGAATACTAATACACACAAAACTTTAATAAGGAAAAGCCAGCAGAAATGTTGGCTTTACTTTTTATTTAGCGTATACTTATATATAAACAGTTATTAATATGAGCAACACAGTTGTAAACGATTCATTACCAGGCA